CTCTAGGCCAAAGGCAGTGCTGCCCCAGCCTTCATTGAGACATCTTGGGCAAATCATTAGTACCGGCTCTCTCGATAATATACGCCCTTGAACCGCTTCCACTTGATGATCCCGTCAATTAAGTCAGCCTTTCTCCGTTCATTACGTCCAAGTGAGCAGAACTCTTCCTTTGCAATGACTCGAAGCTCCTTGACCGTCATCTTCTCAAGACGCTCTCTGTCAGCTTGCTCCCTTTCTGCTTCTGTTGCCATTAGTTCTCCTTTCTGACAAACCTGCTTGCGATGACGAATGCGAGAGCGATTGCTCCAACGCCAGCTGCAACTGCAATGACTGCGTCATCACCTGTTGCGGGAAGAGCTGTCTTCTTAGCCTTCTTTACCTTCTTTGTTGGCTTTGGTTGCTCTGGCTTTGGCTGTGGTTCTGGCTCAGTCTCCTCTGGAGTAGGCTGTGGCTGTGGTCCTGGATTAGGCTCTGGAGTCGGTGTTGGCTCTGGAGTAGGTGGAGTCTCCGGCTCAGTTGGCTGTGGTCGGTTATCGCCGTTGCCGTTGCCACCAGAATCCGCTGCAACGTAAGTCCAGACGCTCGATGCTTGCTTCTCGGTTGAGTAGAGCGTGATGGAGTTCTTAATGCGTGGATTCTTGGTTGTGCGGTAAATGAGGAAATACTGCTCACCATTAGCCATTGCATTGTGTAGATTCAGAGTGAACGTAGACCCGTTAATGGTTGGCTCATCGACTTGCACTGGGTTCCAGCCATAGGAATCGTCGATTGCGCCGTACTCATCCATATGTACTCGGTAGAGCTTGAAAGAACCAGGAACGTAAGAGCCGGCTTCGATTGAGTCTTTCAGGATGACATTGGTGAGGTTCATCTGGTCGACGTTAAGGCGTACCTTCCATTCAATAGTGTCAGCGTCTGTGTCAGCCACGCCCCACTTGGCAATGACCTCGCCTGTAAGCACGTTAGGACGCTCAGTGTGAACTGTGAACGTTACAACTTGACCAGTTGAGGTCTGAACGATACGTAACTCTTCATGATCTAGTCCGTTGTCCTCTCCAATCCATGTTGCCAGCCAGATAGAACCCTTGACGTTGTCTTTGCCCTCAACGTAGTTTGTGAAGGTTACGTGGCATGTCTGAGTAAGTGGGTTAATCTCAGCAACCGCGCAAACCTCGCCATCTGGCGTGTAAAGGTTGAAGCTCGAAGCTGCATCATCTGGGAAGCGTAAAAATGTTGGAAGCTCAATGTCGAATGAATCGCCGTTATGCAATTCTTGTCCTGTTGCATCCCAGTTAATGTTCATATAGAACTTTGAGTGCAAGCCTACTGAGTTGACTGGTTGCTTCTCTAGATTGGTTACTTGGAAGCCTGTGAGCTGGACTGGTACTGTCTGAGCTTGTGCGAGTGCAGGCACACATACCAGCACTGCAAACACGCAAACAGCCAGCCATTGAAGAAACTTCTTCATGGTTAAACCTTTCTATTTGGTTGTAATAAATGTGGAATTATTTATTTGAATCTAGTACACAATCATGTGTACACCAAGCTGCGACAATTACTGACCCTAATATCAATCCTGGAAATGCAGAGTTGTTTTTTACCTGCTCAAAAACAAATGAATAAACAAGGAGCACGGAAGAAGTAACAAAGATAAAAGCGCAACAAGAAGCTATAAATAGCGTCATTGCTTCAATGAATTTTTTAGGCATTCAACCTCCTAATGATAAATACTGATTTATTGCAGAAGCTCGTGGCTTCCTGCAATCATTGCTGCAAGCGTCTCAAGTGTCATTGTGACGTAGGTATCACCGAAGCTTTTCTCGCCAACTCCTTTGCGTTTATGCACTACGAGTTCAAATTCTGCGTCTGCGTTGCCACGCTCTACTTCGGCTTCCTTGAGCCACTTTGGCAGCTCCATACGTGTGCAATTCTTGCACTCTACGACTACCGGAAGACCACGAAAGAACACTCCTGCGATGTCTCCTCGGTCGTGAATGCCAGCTGTGGTTCTGCGCTCAATGTCAGCTCCCAAGCGTGAGCTAAGGTACTCTGCGACTTGACGCTCAAAGGCTGTGCCTTTCTGTTTCTGCTTGCTCATAGAAGTCTCGCAAGTTCATTCTTCATAAAGTTGTACCTATCGCTAACAACAGCATAACTAGCGAGGTAAACAACATCCATGCCACAAGCACGAGCAACTTCATGCTCAACTTTTGAGCCTTGAGAAACATTCCAATCTGGCAACATCACGATCGTGTCATACTCAACAAGTGCAGCAACACAACGCTTCATTGCTTCTTCATAGCCAAGGCTATCTGGAATCTGAGAAGCTGGGTTAAAGATACGTGAAGTGTCACACATTTTGACAAACTTACTGGTAAATAAGAACAAACCTTTGTAGTTCTTCACGCCAGTTATCGGTCCTGAAAGATAAACTTTCTTGTTTCTGATTTTCTCGCTAAGCTCCTCACCGTTGCATAAATAAGCTAGTTGCGCATGCTTTTTTATAGCATCCATTGCTGCGTTAAAGTCATTCATCATTCTCCTTCCATGCAAGCTTCTTGTAATGCTCGATTGCTTCATCGAACTCTCTGTGACAAGCTTCCATGGTTCTTCCGCTTGTCGAATAATTAGCGCGACCATACGCAGCTAAACACTCATGCTTTGCTGTCAACGCTTGCAGGTACAATTCATCAGCTGTGACTTTGTGCTCTGTCATAACGGGAATGCGGTAGTTGTTAGGCTTCATCACGCACCACCCTTGCACCGCACATAGGACAATAAAATGGTTTTGGGTGGCAACAGACTTCTGCCATATAAAAATACCAACCGCATTTATCACATTTATACACATGAACTGCCAATGCATCTAAAGTCGGTTCGTGTGTAATTTCTTCATCTGTTACGTGACATGTGGGGTCGATAAGGTCGGCTAGACGGTTGAACAAGTTAGCGTAATCGTATGTAATGCCGATACAATTAAGAAGAGCAACATATACCTCGTCAGTGGTACGAGCGGTACTAATTTCACGTAGCTTCTCTGCTACTTCTTGACGGTTAGTCATCGTTATCACCTAGCTTTTCGAGCTTGTCGGCGATACCTAACAATTCCGAGGAAGTACAGTAAGATATATCATCGTCATTACTTGCAATTTCTCTAATACGCTCAATAAGTGATGCGATTGTTACTGGTTTTTTGTGGGTGATGTCATTCGCAGATTCTTTTGTATACACGGGTTCTGCGCCAGCTGCCAAAATAACCTCTGTGCTATTACCACGCATCATGTATCCAGCGACTTCATACTTTATACCGTCGCCGATATATACCGTATCCCCTACTCGGATAACCTCACCGTCTTTATCAAGCGGTAGTTCAATCATGTTTGACGTGTCGCAAAGTCCAAGAATGACGCTACATATTATGCAAAGGCTTTTGACATGTGACATTTCGTTTAGTTTTTCTTCACCTGTGAGAGCCTTAAAGAGCGTTGAGCTGGTAATGTACTCCGTGCTCTTCAACCTCTCTGCGATTGCTGTACGCTCTTCTTTAGTTAGCATTCTCACCATCTCCAAGAAGTCCGTAGATACGTTGTGGAAGCTGTCCTTGGTATGCATCTGCTACCTTGTCAGCGTCAACTCGAAGCGTGGTACCAAGCCAAGACTCAGCACTCTCACGCTTAACCATCTCGCAACCGCCTGGAAGCTCACCGTCTTGCGTTGCACACTCAAGCACCTTGTCTGGATAGAGCGTGACTAGGCGAGTGAGTGTGTCAATGCCAGAATCACTTGTCATGATCCAGTCAACAAACTCAGCAACACTCTTAACCTGTGGTACAACCTCAACCTTTGGCTTTGAGAGTCTTGCAGAGACGGTGCCTACCTTCTTGCCATTAACCTTAAGGTCTAGCTTGGAGACTCCCATTTGCACATAGAGGTTCTTCAGCTCGTCATCAAGCTGCGTGCGCAGGTTGTCTGCTGCGTGTGCGTCAAGGTGCTCCTTAACCTTCTTCTGGAGTGCTGTTAAGAATGCAACTCTCTCAACTAACAGCTCACGTTCTTCTTTGTTCATATCAAATCCTTTCTTAGCTGACTGAGTCAGCAAGCCATCTATCCATTTCTTCGCAGGTAATCATGTAGCCACGTTCTTGCCCTGCTGGCTTGATAAACTTGAGTGCTCCTGCCTTGTGTTCAGCTCTTAGCATTGAGCCTGGAATACCAGAGTATTTAGAGGTCTGAGCAATCGTGTAAGCTAACTGTGGTGGCAGTCCTGCAAGTACTGCTGCATTAAGTGAGCGAGAGCCGTTCACGGTTCCTGTCTTCTCTGCGAGCTCTCTTTGCGCTTCTGCAGAAGCAATCATGAACTTCTCAAAGAGCTTAGCGAGAACGCTCACGTCTGCGGTAATCTCTTTCTGCTTCGTTGATGTCATCAATCCACCTCCAAACGGGAATGGTGATTGCTACATAAGGGATAAGTCCAAAAACACCACAGGCTGAAAACGTGGCATAGATAAGAGCAAACAAGATGCCTGTCATAACGGAGCAGATGTAAGCTCCAACGGCAATCTTCTTAAACTGAAGCGGTATACTTTTCATATGTTCACCTCCAGGGAGAACATCGCCCTTGCATTGGTCGGACAATGTGAGGGCAAACTTTTTAGATTGTGATTTGCATAGAAACAAAGCGTCTATGCCCGCTCTTCACGCTTTTGCGTGGCGGACTGTAAGGTCCTACATGGTTATCACTACGACCATGCAACGTTATCTGGCAACTATTAGCCATTCACTTTATTGCGACAGGTACTCACCAACTCAAGAAGCTGAGCAAGTGTTGTTGTTTTCCCTGTAACGTTTTACGTCTATTCAACTTTCAAGGTACACTCCGAATAGTTCGAATGAGAGGGCTTGGAAGGAGAGAGATGAAAGATTTCAATGAGTTTCTAGATCTCTTAAATAAGGAAGAAACCAAGTCAAAACTTGTGGAAGTAGAAACTGGAGTATTTGATGAATTTGCAGATGAAAATGGCAAACTTAAAAGAAATGATGCATTTAGCGCATTTCTAGCAGCGAGCCAAGAATCAACAATCTTTATGCTGAAGCTTTATCATCAGTGGAGTTCTGCTCAGTAACTTCGCGAACATATTTACCAATCTCGCGGTCAGAATCTAAGATGATGTAAGTCTCTTCAGGGAAGTATTGATAAAGCCATTTGCAGAATCGTTTAAGCAGTCTTTTGAACATAGAGCCTCAATTCTGCCCCCTCATTTGAACTATTCGGTTTACAAGGTGCATAAAAAGCAGGATGGAAAATACCTATTTAACGTTAGTTAAACTAGCATTTCGACCGAAAAAAATACTCTCGTAACTACGGCTTAAAACAGCGCAGATACGTCTAGCTTGCAAAACGGTTGCAATGGCTGGATTTTCTTCAATTTTTCTATAGGTTTGACGAGAAATACCCAGTTCATCAGCCATTTCCTGCATTGTAATACCAGCAGCTTTGCGGGCTTCAAAAAGTGATTCATTTCGTCTCATGCTTAATACCTCCTCTCCAAGTCGTTTAATTTGATTGATTAGTATGCTAGATAAACTAGCATTGTATGTCAAGAGATTTTAACGTAAAATGTTAAAAAAACTTAACGCTGAGAGGAAACCTCATGGCTATCAGGGAAAATATTATTAAGCTTCGCGAGATGAATCAGATTACCCAGGAGCAGCTTGCTAAGATTGCGGGTGTCTCAAGAGGTGCTGTCTCTCAGTGGGAGGGTGGATTCTCTGAGCCACGCATGGGGGCAATCCAGCGCATGGCTGACCACTTCAATATCTCCAAGAGCAACATTATTGAAGACGGCGGAATGAACGCTTGCTACCGCTCAAGTATTCCAGGGGCGATGAAAGCAATCTCTAATGGCGAATCATATCTACCGCTTGTATCTTTAGGCAGAGTACATGCTGGAGTGCTTACAGATGAAGAAGTGTGTGAGAAGACTGTAAACGTGCCTTCTAACATTGCTAAAAATCACCCTAGTGCAATGGTATTAGAAGTAGAAGGTAATTGTATGAACCGCGTTATCCCAGAAGGCTCTCACGTTCTTTTAGACCCAACAATCGCACCCTCTAATGGATCTATTGTCGTAGTAGAAACCGAAGATTATCAAGCCATTATGAGACGTTGGTACAAAGGTAACAACTCTCTTATGCTCACCGCTGACAGTTATGAGGAGTTTGAGGACCTTATTTTTACTGGCGATGAACAGTCTATTAAGGTCATCGGTACTGTTGTGTGGTTCCAAGCAGCTAAAGAATTGAATTAGGTTGTGTGGTATTTAGTGCCTTTTGGATTTGAGATTTAGCTGTATTTATCTGCTGTAACAATTATTGTCCACCGTGCATGAGATAATAAATGCGGGGTGATAAATATGTTTAGGAGAATCATGGAAGGTGAAGCAATATCTTTCAAATTTGAAGGACAAGTCGAGGAAGTCGACATCAATACATTCACGCACGTCATGATGAATTACGCAAAGGTTGTTGAAGCTGCTGCAAAAGAAGTAGACGAAAACTCTCCAATGCGCATAAATGTGAGAGCTGTAAAACCAGGCTGCTTAAATGTAGTTTTAGGAATCGTTCAAAATTCTATCGGTGGTCTATTTGCGGACCCTGTGACTACGCGTGATACAGTTGTTGCTGTTATTACGATTGCCGGAGCTCTTTATGGCTTTAAGAAACATTTAGGCAAAAACGGCAAAATCGCTAAAGCACAACCAACAAATAATGCTCAGCAAATAGAAATTACTACTGATAATGGGTCAACCACTATCATTGATAACCATGTCTACAACATTTATATCAATAATCCTGAAGTAGACAAGGCTATCAACGCTTCTTTTGACACTCTTGAAAATGATGAAAGGATTGAATCTCTTTCAATGTCAAAAGTCAGTTCAGGAGAAAAATTATTCACAGCTAATCGCGATGAATTTGCTGAGATTGCTAATTCTCCATCGTTCGAGGGAAGTAATATCCGTCATGTAATTTCTAATGAGCGTCTAATTGTTATTAAGCCTGTTCTTGAAAAAACCTCAAGGAAAAAGTGGGAATTTCTTTGGAATAATATTTCTATCAAAGCTGCTATTCTCGACAGCTCATTTATTGACAATACCCTTGCCAAACAAGCATTTGGTATTGGTACAGTGATGGATGTTGAGCTTGATATTACTCAGGAATTCTCAGAGGATTTACAAGCATTCACAAATAAAAAATACGAAATCAAAGAAGTGATAGACGTAACAAAGAAGCCAGAAAATCAAAGGCTCTTTAACTAACAAAAAAAGCCCTCTGAGTCCGCCAAGACAAATCAGAGGGCAGCTTCCATCTCGTTAGGAAGGTATATATATTATGCCACGTAAACGCTCTTCATGGGGTTCAAATCAGCCAATGGGTCCTGGGAAACGCAGAATCCGTTATATGGCTGACACAGGAGACGGCAGAGGGTTTACAAGACACTCTGAGACCGTCTATGGAACACGTAAACAAGCTGATGAAGTGTTAGCGCAAAGACGTATAGAACACAGTTCAGATAAGCCTGTGCCAACGCTCAGACAGGCTTTTGAAGCGTGGTACCTTCCAGAATTGCAAGAACAACTGAAGACAGGTGAACTCTCTCAGAACACATACAAGAACTATGTCAGTAGATGGACAAGGCACATAGATCCTGTTTGGGGGAGTTTGCCAATTACGGCAATTAAACCTCTTGGAATCCAGGAATGGTTGCTTACTATGACGCAGGGAATCGCTGAGACATCGCTTATGTTGCTGCGTAAAATCCTCGATAAGTGCGTCATGCTTGAGCTGCTACCGGCAAACCCTGCAAGCGTTACGTATAGGATGCCTAAGCAATCGAATAAGCGTGATACGGATGTTTACTCACTTAGTGAACTTTGCGAGGTTTTAGAAGCTCTGCGTGGCTCTGTTGCTTATATCCCAGCTATTCTCTGTGGCATTGGTTCATGCCGTGTTGGTGAGTCATTAGGCGTGAGAAAAGAAAACATCATGTCTTATGAATACGCAGGCATGACGCTTGCCATTATTGACATTGATACACAAGTAGATAATAACGGAGAAGTACTAAACAAGCTAAAGACGTCACAAAGCAAGAGACCTATAGTCATTCCAGAGCCATGGTCAAAAGACATTCTCTCCATTGATACAGACTGGCTTACGGATAAAGGCTATGGAAAGCCAATAAGTCAGCAGGTAGTGCGTTATGTATGGAATAGGCTTCTCAAAGAAAAGAATCTTAAATACATCCCGTTTAGGAATCTGCGCAATTCTTGGCGCACTATCATGCGTTGGGAGTTGGGTATAGATTCTGACTATGTAGAGAAGATGATGGGTCACGCTGGAAAGGGCGTTGGTGAAATACACTATGATCGTCCGCAATGGAGACAGTTTGCGGATGTTGTAGGGGAAGCATGGATTAGATACATGGCAAAGAATAATTAATAGTTAGGACATTTTAGGACACGGACAGACATTATATAGTATTTTACCTGGTCTTTTATTCTATCCCCAATACAGGTATAGTATTGTCTAGTAATGTTTGTATGTTTCATGCTGTAGTTTACCTGCGATTATATAAAACGTTAGTTCGCTAAATTGGCGTGTTTCTAAGATTTAGGACACGCGAAGGACACAATATCTTATGTCTGTTCTACGCTTTATATTAGCTAGTTTGTGGCTACGTTTCCCCAGTTAAACGGCTTGTTGTAAGGCGTTTTAAGACACACAAATTACAGAGTGGA